GTGTCAAACCTGTAGCTACGGATTCAATAACACCGCCTGTTTCAATTGTGCTTGCTGCAGTCTCAGTTGAAAACTCAACACCTACACCGATACCCACAGCAGGTGTGCCTGTGCTTTTAGCTTGCAGCTTCAGTACATCTGTAACACCGTTGGTAGTAGCATTTTCTACATCAAGCAGTACACCGACATCAGCTTGGTGTGTAAGCGTTACCTCACCATCAGCACCTAGATTAATAACAGCAGCATCAGAAGATAATGACACATCATCATTTACTACAAGGTCATCCGATACTGTAACACCTGTTGATGTAACTTCTAGCTTTGTTGCACCGCCCTGCTGTAATTTAAGACTGCCAGTGCCAGCGTCATTAATAATGCTATCACTTGCATTGTGAAATATTTCTAGGTCATTACCTGTACCAAATCTAATCTTATCATTGTCAATAAGGTCAATGCCTGTGCCAGCAGTAACATTACCGTTAGCTAGTATTTCACTAAGTTCGTTAGCACCAGCTATTTGCCCATCAACATATGCTTTGATTGATTGCTGTGTAGCTAGTGACGTATCACTATCAGACACAAGATTGTCTTCATCAAGGATGGCAGTGACTGTAGCACCGCTTGCCAGTGTTAAATTTGTACTTGCTGTAAGATTAGTAAACGTACCTGCTGCAGCAGAATTAGCACCAACAATTGCCCCATCAATAGCACCTGCATCAATATCTACAGTGGGAAGATTAGCTGTGCCTTGAAGATGTAAGTCTTTAAACTTTAGTCCTGTTGTACCTATATCTAATGTGTTATTACTTTTTGGTTTAATGTCTGTAGTGCTTGCCACAAAATCTTGGGCAGGTCCAAGTACAGTAACAGGACCACCTTCACCAGATGTTCCGTCATGCGTATGACCACTGCTACTATTAAAGGCAGCTTCAATGGCATCATATTCACCATCGAAGTCAGCGGCGTTAATAATGTTACCATCAGCAATATTATTGATGGTATCGGTTCTAGTGTAGCCTGTTCCCATAGTTTTTACCTTCTATCGTTTAATCCATATTCAACTGTCAGTGCATCAATTGAGTATGGTGGGTTTTGGTCATTTGATTCAAACTGAAATGACACTGTAAATCCTGAACCAACAACTTGTGTCTGAAATAGTTTTAGTAGCTTTGTACCAAATCGTGTGACACCAAATGTTCCGCTACCAAAGAAACCAACAGTACCCTGCGTGTTCAAGATGCTAATTGGTGCGGGTTGTATTGTACCCTGACTATCAAAGTCCAACTTCAAACTTACATCAAATGCGACACTACCTTGCGGGTCAGTATACAAAAACAGTTTGTAAAATGTCTTGCGTTTACGTGGGTCACTGATTGGCAAATGCGGTGTAGCAAAGGTAGTTTGAATATTCAAACCATCAAACGAGTTGCCACTTTCCATTTGATATAAGTAGCCATCATCATTTGCAAATAATATTACTTCTACGTTTTGGTTATAGTCACTATCTGCTACGTAAGCCCGTATGCCTCGTGTCTCTGCCCAAGCCATGCCCTCACCACCTTGAGGCGCAAACTGTGTTGCTAGTATACCTTGAGCATTTTCCTGCGTAATATTATTGTTATAACCAAGTATTCTATACTGTGACTTCTCACGAATTACACAACTTGTAAATGACGTGTTTGCAGAAATAAAACCTGTCATTGTATTTTGGATTGTTTTAGATACAACAGCTAATCCAAAGTCACCTATTCTATCTGTTCCGCTAAGTAGTCTTAACCCGTCTGGGCCAAGAAATATTACATCACCACCTATTTCTTGTACAGTATCTGAATCAATACACCCAATGTCTACTGTAATTGGCTGCATTGAAAAGTCTGCAATGGTAGTGCCTGTTAGCTGGTGAATACTGTTTTCAGTAAAGATAATTAATTGTTGTCTAAACACAGTCAGTGCAGTAATTGTACCACCAACATTTATACTTCCTGAACCATTGGCTGCTGAAAAGTCTGTGTCTGTATATGGCGCAGTAAATGTTACTGTCGTACCTTTAGCAAAGAATAAATGGTTCTTAACTTCTGCTACAAAGGTTGCACCAATTACATCTGTAGGTGCATCTAATAATACTGTAAACGTAGTATTGTCATAAAGTGCTGGTTCATTCAACCCATCAACAATTGCAATCTTTTCCGTGCCATTAAAGTTATACTTAGCAAATCTAGTTTTGTTGGCATTTTCTCTGCTTGTTGATAAGAAAGTAATTACTGCATCATCTGCTGGACTACTTGCAAGTGCTGGGTTAATTGCTAATGTAGCACCGCCTGATGACACTGTTGCGTTTGCTGTGACTGTGTATACTAAATCTATACCAGCAATTTTAAATGCGTCACCTGCTTGTGGTGCAGAATCCAAACCATCTATTATTAGACTGCTACCAGTTTGACTAGCGCCATTTACAAGTGGTGTACCATAATCAGGCACATTAATCTTTGTAAATCCACTACTACCAGTTTTAAATATGTCAGCATTTTTACAGACAATAGCACTGTCTTCCCATGCTGCAACACCTATAGCTAAATAATTAGATGTTGTTGTTTTAAAAGTTACAGCCGCTGCATTTGCAGGACTGCTGGCTAATGTAGTTGTAAGAGTTAATGTGGCTCTGTTATTTGTAGCATCGAATGTAACACCACCAGATGCAATAGTATAAGTGCCAGTAACTCCTGCTATTTCTAATGTATCACCAGCAACTGGTGTAGTATGTATTGAAGCTACTATTAAGGTTGTACCGCTTTGACTAGCACCGTGTACTACAGGTGCGCCATAAGGTGGGATAATAGCACTATCGTATTTATCATACCCTTCAATACGTCTGTAACCACCCTCAACAGAAGGCTCAAAGTTACGTAGTATTCGTGCGCTTCCCGGTGCGTTTGTACCTTGCTGCAAAGGGGAAAGGTTTGTTATAAGACCACCACGAAACTCGACTGGATAGGTTTGCCATGCATCCATTGTGATAGCCTCTTAAATACCGAAGCCTGTACTTGCTCCGCCTGTAGCACCAGTAAGCATATACGACCTTACGTATGGTGTTCTATTGATAAGTTGTGAACGCATATGCTTAATACCTTCGTCAAATTTTTCTTTCATTACCAATGCGTCTTGTGTGTTACCTCTAAAAAGATACCCGTAGTGCATTGCACCATCTACAATAATATGTTGAAATCTTTCTGGTATTGTGGGAACGTCTGTCGCTGCAGACAAATCTGTTGGAAAGTTATAATATTCGTAGACCAGTTCATAGGCTTTGTTTGGCTCTGGTGTCATAATAAATTTAAGGTCAGGTGCTTGTGCTACCTGTGTAGGTACACCCTGACCAAGAGATGAACTATACTCTTGTTCTACATATCTATCTAAATAATCTTCGTATGCAATTTCAGTAAGTCGTGTGGTGGCGTTACCTAATGAGGTATTTTCTTTAATACGAAAAGACTTAAAATTAATAACTTTAGCATCTGCAGGAAATGCATAACGGCTAGTATTAGCTACTAAAGTTGTTTCTTGTGTGTTATGATTAAAAGGCCAAAAGTATTCTGATTGATTTAAATATCTAATAGAGGCATTAACTGCATCTTTAGCTTGTGAGTAAAAGCCTGTAGCCGAAGCAAAATTAGCTGAACTGAGTTCTACCTCATTCAGCCTTCTGTTCACTGCATTTACTAAGCCAAGAAAATCATATGCCATGTTATGTCCTTAATGAAAGTGAAGGGGCAAGTTGCCCTGCCCCCTCAACTATTTAGGCAAGTGTGTCACGGTCTACTTCGTTAGCAGCCGTATCACCTTGGTCACTGATGTCCATCATTACAGCGTAAGCACGTAGCTTACCCGCTGTAAATGACGCACCACTACCAGCCAACACAAAGTCAATTGTATCAGCAGTTGTAGATGGTGCTAATCCATCAATTGCAACCTGTGGAGCGTAAGCACCGTCAGTCGCACCGTCAATGTCCAGTGCTGCAGCAAACTCATCGACATCACCACCAGTGAAGCCAAGAGCAGCAGTTGCATCTGTAGCCGTATTCATAGTTGCAGATTCTACAACTTGAAAACCTGCTGCCATGATTAGTGTGTTAGCAGGTACGGTAATTGCCTGAATAGTATCGCCGGGAGCAATGCTATTTGTAGTCAGGTCAATTGTCACATCAACATAGTACGGGTTACGTCCACGCTGTGAGTTCCCTGAAGCGGGATGAAGAAGTGCAGTAATGTTAGCCATGTCTTATTCCCCCTTAAACCAAGTTAAACTTAGCGTTCACAAGTGCTTCTGGACGAAGAATCTTGCGACCGTACAAATGCATACCACGAACAATGTCAGCGAAGCTGTCAGGGTCACGATATGTCTCAGTCTTGTTAATCTGCTCTGCAGTGGCTACAGCAGATGAATGTCCACCAACAATCACACCGTAGTTGGATGCGTTAGTACCACCAGTGGTATCTGAACCCGTTCCAATTGAAGGTAAGTTGTTTGAAACATACACTTGGAAGCCGTGCAAGTTATTGATTACCAGACCGTTTTGAAGGCCAGAACCACCAAAGTCTGAGTTCAGAAGTTTTGAATCTTCGTCCTTCAGTACTTCCATGAATACTGGGTCAATTACGAGCCAGCGGCCTTGCGAGTCTACATTTTGCTGGTCTAGCTTACGAGCCATACGAGCAATAATCATGGTTGGATTAGCATTACCTGAACCCGGTACTGAAGAAGCACCCGGCAAGCGTGGCTGAATACCAATTGATGAACCACCTGAACCGCCAAAGTCATCAGCTTCCAGTTTCATTGAAGACAGTAGTTCGTCTGTACCTGCAGTTGAAACAGCAACAGAACCATTTACAGTTGTATTAACTGTGTCTGGTGCGCCGTGAATTGCAGATTGTTTAAAGCCGCACAGATAGCCAAGAACGTCTTGGTCAAACTGGTCAGCAAGGCGATACGCAGCACGGTCGCTTGCCAGTGACTGGAAGTTTACGTGTGAGTGTGCCTCTTCAATGTCGTCAACCTTAAATGCAAAGTAGTTAGCTTTGTCAACTGTCAGGTTGAAGTCTTCGTCATCAAGGTCTTGAGGAGTAATTGTAGTACCACGCTCATATGCCTTAACTGTAATCTCTGGTTCTTTGATGATTTTAACTGAATCGCCCATTGAAGCGATTTCACCAAAGTAATCAGAGTTGGTGATTGCCTCACAAACAGCGGCCTTGCGGAAAGCAAGTTGCACCTGTTTGGAGTAAATTACTGGTGAGAAATTACCATTAGGCAGGTTCCCATATCCAGCAGCGGAAGTAAAAGCCATTTCCATCTCCTGTTATTAGCTTTACAGATGCAAACATTACAAGTCTTAGCAGAGGCTGAATAACGTAGGGTGTGTATTCTAGTTAGGTGGCCGCCCAACTATTCAACAGGCCATGTTTATCAGGTAATCCGAAAGGGTTATTGTTGTTTGCTGATTGTAAATGTAACCAAGTAGCTATCTCAGTTACACTTACCTGACTATAGTTATACTTAAAAATAACTACTTGTCAACTCTTTTTTACACATTTATCTAGCAGAGCCAGATACATCATAGATAAACTTACCAGAACGGATAGCTTCCATAATTTCGTCAGACCGCTTTTCATACTCTTGCGGTGACATCTTTTGTACCTGTGATTCTTTTAGATACGTAGTTGCCTCATTTTCCTGTGGCTTACTACGTGAATCTTTTGTCGATACAGACTTAGCTGCAGCTTTATCTGACTTAGGCTTTTCTTTACTGATGCCCATATCAGCTTTGTACAAATCAATGGCTCTAGCAGCAGAACGTGCATCATTGTCATTATCATACAGCGCATCTTGTACCCACTTAGGCTGTTCTTCTGCCCACTCGTGAAACTCATCACTGTCACGGATGTCACCAAAGTCTGGGTGAATACGCATTAGTTCTGCTTCAGCTTTTTCTTTTGAAGCACTAGACTGCAACTCATCAATTGCTTTCATACGTTCTTCCAGTGCTGTTGACTGTTCACGTGCCTTCTTCATAGCAATTGTTTCAACGATAGCTGCTACATCTGGATAGTCTGCTGCCCATTGTTCAATGTCTTCATCAGACTTAGGCAGTTTCATTTCTTTCTGTGCAGCTTGGCTGAGTTGAGATTTGAGTGCTTCAATCTCTTTCTTTAACTCTTCAGCCTGTTGTTGCTGGTGCCTACGCAAATCAGAGTAACGCTTCTTAAATGTTTTCTCTTCTGCGTTTGCAGGTTCAGCTTCTTGTTCTTCTGGTTCAGCAGTAGCTTCTTGCTCTACCTCACCACGCTGTTCCTTCATTAGCTGTTCTAGTTCTTCTTCTTCCATCTTGCGTTTTTCTTCGTTAGTGTATTTACGATTTGCAAACGCAATCTTTTTTTCAGGCTTCATTTCTTCAGCCATAATAGCTTGTTCTGCCATTGTGTACTTCCTTTTGTTGGGGCCAACGTAGCCACGCCGGGGTGGGGGATGGGTAGGCCAACTAATTGTGGATTATTTTTTAGAAGCTAATCCACCTTGCTTCATTTGTTTTTCTATTAGACCACCTTTTGCTCTAGCGGGGGCAGCTTGACCTTCACCTCTTGCTCCCCTGTCAGGAGAAGCACCCGGACCACCACCTTCTACACTGCCGCCGTAATCTTTTTCCTGTCCGGGGTCTGCTGTACCACCGGGGTCATAACTTCCGCTGTTACTTGATGGTGCAGATGGTGCAGATGGTGCTGTATCACCTTTGTCATCGTCACCAAAGAAATCAGCAAACTGCTGGTCATTATAGGCAGCCAGCGCATCCTGTATATTTCTTCCTTCTTCAGTAGATTTTAAGTCTAATCCTTGTTCAACAAGACTTTTGCCTGAACTAAAGAAGCCGCCTTCTTGTTTATCATTTATTTCTTTATAGAAACTTTCTCCTAGTACGTCAACAGCGTCTTTACTTACTTCTACATTATTGCCATTTGCATCTGTATAGGATAGTGTATCTCCATCGTAGGAAAATTCTGTACTTTTATTAGTCATTGCGTCTCTAGCTGCTATTGCTTCTTGTACAGCCTTTGCTTTAGTTCCTCTTGGGTTTGTTCTTATTTCATTATACACAACTCCGGGTAGAGTAACTTTTGCTGCTGAATTTATTTTTGAAGATACATTAGCATAAGAGCCGGGTGGCATAGCATTATCTTTTGTCAACATATCAACCATAAAACCTTTATTAAAAATTCCACCGGGTATACCTTCAAAAGAAACATTGTATGATGTTGCATCCGTAACTAAAGCACTAGACCCAGCATAGCGGGTTCCGGGTATTCCACCGCCCATTCTAGTAGACTCATCTACATTGCCACCTAATGAAATACTAGCACCTGAAACATCTCTTTCGCCATCACCTCTGTCGTCTTGAAAATCATCACGCACTTGTGCCTGACCAACAGTAGGTGTTACAGTGGTAGTTTCTTCTTCTGATTTTGATTTGTCTTCTATAGGACGATACCCTTCAGGTATTGGATAAATAGGTTTACCGTCTTTAAACGGTATCTGCAGTGTTTGACCTGCATCGTTTTGATATGTACGCAACTCATCATACTGCCCCGGCCTTTGACCAATTGTTTCAGCAAACGTAGGCAAGTTAGTTGTTTGCAAAGCTGTTTGAAACTGTGGACCAGTAAACTGCACGGGCTGAAAATAAGGTGCCGCACCACCATAAGGTGTGTAACCTGTCTGTCCACCACTAGGAACTTGATAGCCAGCAATGCCTGTACCCGGTAGTGTATATGTTCCTGTACGTGGGTCTACTTGTGTAGGCTGATTATATGGCTGTTGCGGAACAGATGGTGGTACATAACCACCTACTTGGTAGTTTTTAGTTTCACTATTATACTCTTCTTCATCTTCCACGTCAAGGTCATACATATCAAATGGCAAGTCATCTTGCACAACAGCTTCTTCGCTATTGCCCATCTGACCCATAGCTTCCATTTGCGACAAACCTTGCTTTGCTTCTTGACGCATACGCATTAAGTTCTCAAGGCCAATGTAACGAACTACGTCTGCAGGAAAAACAAACTCGCCTTCACTCAACTGAGCAGGAATGTCATCACGTACTTCTTCTCGCAATGAACCGGGTGGTACTTCGTTACCTGATTCCTCATCAACCATACCACCTTCATCCATAAGGCCACCCTCATCAAAGCCACGTTCTACTGGCTCAAAGAGTTCCATTTGTGTTGCCATACGTTTAGCCATAGTATTATCCTTCAGCTTGCGCCACGTCTTCACGTAAACGTCTTATCTTACGCAGTGCTTCAACAGCACCTTGTGCCTTATGCACAGTAATCATATTCTCAGATTGTTCTAATACTTTGTGTTGCTGTGCAATAAGCACATCTAAGTAATTACTGAAGTGGTCCCATTGGCGGTTGCTGCTGACCAGCCCCTTCAGCTTGCTGAGTATTTCCTTGTCCATTCGCACTAAATCCTTGTTCACCCGGTACAGGAACCTGTCCAGTACCTACGTTGCCACCACCTGCACCTGTTGGGTCCATTGCATCTGCACCCGGCGGTGGTGTCATACCACCCTGCTCTGGTTGCATTGGCTGCTGGAAACCCTTCATAATTTCTGCTTGCAGTGCAGCTTCGTCCATATTGTTGGTTACTTTGTCGGGGTCTAAGTCCATAGACTTTGCAATCTCACGGATTACATACTGGAACTTAGCAAAGGGTGCGAGTGCAGGATTACTTGCAATTTGCAAGAACTGCATTAGACGCTGGCTACGCACTTCATTAGCCATAAGACTTTCTGTACCCCGTGCCTTAACTTCTAAGTCTCCTTTGATTTCTGGGTCAAAGTCAAACTGCATATTAAAGCGGAAGAAACCTTCACCAAGTGGGCGAAGCAGATAGTCGTCTACATTCTTAATAACTGTTTTGGTGCTACCTTGTGCAGCACCCATTAGCATTGAGATACCTGAAGCTGTACGGCCTACACCAGATACACCTGTCTGTCCATGCGCAAATGATGGGAAGCCTGTGCTTTCATCTGCCAGTACACGTGCCTTGTCAAACAGCATCATGTTTTCGGAAGATACGTTAGGGAACTTTGTACCAAAGATAGCTTGACCCGGTGCGCCGCCCTGTCTGCGGAATACCTTGCCCGGATACAATGACAAGTCCTGACCCGGCACTAGGTTTGTTTCGTCTACCTCAACAATCAAGTTACCAGACAGTACAGCGTTATCAACAGCCATACGCATAAAGCCATTCATCAGCGTCTGTGTATCGTCCATGTTTTCTGCGATACCTACACCAAAGAATGAATACGGGTTCAATTCATATGGTGCAGCAGAATATGGAATCTTAGATGGTTTAAATGGATTAAGAACCATACGCATTAGTTTGCCGTTACAAATCCAAACATTAGCTTGCAACTCATCAAACTCTTTTAGTTCTTTTGGAATATCTACGCCCTGCTCTTCAAGCAGTTCAGTATCAACCATGCCCCAATACTCAAGCACTTCAAAGCGGTCAACGCCATGCTCTGGTGCATAATCGGCTAAGTCATCTTCCCAATACTGCTTGGTGTAGTTTTCACCCATAGCAATAACTTCATTGATAACTTCGCCACGGAAGTATGGACGCTTCTTTAGGTTACGTAATTGTGTACGAGACATCTTGTGACGTTCAATCACATACTGTGCTTCATCCATATTGTTAGCATCTGGGTCTGGGTAAAAGTTCCAGACAGATACGTGATTTACTTGTGGAATTGTTTTGAACAGTGGGTCATACTCGCCATCGTCATTCCAGTTAGGATATTCTTTGTCAACGGCAAATGGCCCCTTCATAACACCCGTACCAAACAATGCCATTTCAAATGCAGCATTACGCAGATGTTTAGTGGCACCAGATTCTTCTAACTGGTCGTGTATCTTCTTTTGCATTTTCTTTGCAGCAATTAGTGCAGGGCTAAATGCAATAGAGGTAGGCGTCTTACCCGGCCCCTCTTTTAGTTTGTCAGCAACAGGTTCCAGTTTGCCTTCCAGCACCCCAAGTTTTTCTTGTAGGGACTGCGCTGTGGCTCCCGGCGGTAAGTCTTTGCCGTCACCCGCAAAACCGTAGGGACTAGAAAGAGCAGTTTCACCACGCAATTGTTCTGGTTCTTTAGGGTCAAAATGTACATCGGCAACAACCCCCTCTGGTAATTCAGTAGGCTCAATAGATAAAGGAAAACGCTGGTTAGCAAACAGGACATCAACAATTTGCCCGTATGCTGCCAGCGTCTTAGTTTTTGTGACTTTAATAAAGACACGAGATTTTTCTGTTTCAGTAAATTGAACATCGGGACCATACAAACCACGATAATTGCGGTAGGCTTTTAGCCAGCGTTCTTCGTCCTGATACCTATAATCTTCAGACCGCTTGTAGCGTTCCATAATAAATGGGATGATATTACTTACATCTACATCGGATACGGATGTATCGTCACTGTCTTCCAGTGCGATAGCATCATCTTCAATCATAATTTCATCTTCATTCATATTGTTTTTCCTTAGTATCCAAAGGTTGCGTCTGCTACCTGCATACCGCCACCGGGTCTACCCATTGGGTCATAGTCGAATATACTAAACCTTGGTCTTGACATTATACCATACCTAAGAGCATCATACAAGTGGTCTTCACTCTTTGTGTCAATGTCTTCTGGGTTTTTCTTGTCCAACGGTATTGAGGGAAGTTGGGCCGTGAGGTTTGTGCAAGTATCAAAGAAAACAAGTCTAGGCTCCTCTGTAAATTCATCTATCTGTAGTCTGCGGTGTACTTCGTTCTTGCCAGCTACACGACTGCCCCTGCTTCTATCTGACGGACGCCAGCGACACCCACGACTAATCATTTGCTCCGCAAGAGAAGGACCAGTATCACCACGCTTATGCCAAAGAGAACTGTCCAAAACACCGTACTTAATATTGCCATCTTCCGCTTCCAAATCCAGAATCATATCTGCCAAGTCTGTGGCAAGGACTTTAGAAACGTAGAGTTCTCTATATACCACAAGTTGCTCAGAAGGCGCAACGGCAAACCAAACAACACCACTGTAGCTGCCGTAACCGTAATCGCAAGCACGAAACTTAACCCAGTTACTAGGTATACGATAAGGCTCAACAACATGAACCCGCCTATCAAACTCAGTAAAAGCAGCACCTTCTTTAATATCCCAGTCGCCCTCAAGAAGCTGCCTACGCTGCTGTTCTGGAAGCGATAGGAGCATGGCTTCGTAATCACCTGCTTGTGCAAGGTATGGGTTATCAGAAAGTCTTGCGGGTATAAATCTTCTCTTGAATAAAGATTTTCCAGCCTTGCTATGTCCTGCTGGATAGCGGAGAACTTCTCCTGTGTCTGTGTCTGTTGCATCGAAGGCTCTATTATATGGCGAAGGGTCAATGAACATTTTCTTGACCCAGTGATGACCTCTTCCGCCGGGGTTAGTCGTAGCCCTCATAAATATTGGCAAATCAGGTGCAGTAGACCGTAGACGAGAACGCATATAATTCCATGCGTATGGTGTGGCCCATTGTGTTAACTCGTCAAAGCCTATCCAGCTAAAGGCTAGACCCTGATAGCGCAATACATCATCATCTCTGTCGAGATAAGACATCCACAATCTTGCACCAGATGGCGCAGTCCACTGCATTTTTCTTTCTGACCATTTAATACCGGGCCAGATTTTCGGGTACAACTCCTGCGACTTAAATATAAGTTCCCGCAACTCCTCTGTAGTGTGTCGCAACAGAAGCCCACTAAACTGTGGATGTCCCATGTAACGTAATGGGTCAGCAAGCATAGCGTAGCTTTTACCACCACCTGCTGAACCGCCGTACAGTACTTCTCGTTCAGCCGCTGCTAGGAACTCTGTCTGTG